ACCGGATTGGGCTTCTTTCAGATCTTGAAAAATCTCATAGAGTTTTTTTGGTACGTGAAACCATTTGTGGTTATTGCCAATGAAAACTATTATAGTACCCTCGGTAGTTGGAAAATACTCACCTTTTGTTAGCTGGTTTTCATTATCTTTTATTTTTTGGTAGATTTCGTCATCAAGAATTTTTTTATAGAAATCAGCATTTACTTTGTAATTATATCTTTTTTCGATGACATCTTTTTGATTTGGAAAAACATATAGATCATTTGAAATATTCACATCATGGTCTTCGTCGTAAAGATAATCTTTATCTACATTTTTACCTTTGTGATGATTATCAAATATTTGGTATACGCTTTCGAAATTTCTACAATATTTTTTCAAAGACTGTACGTAATTATCGGTGAAAAATTTTTTAAAGGATGGTTGTACGTCTACTATTAGTAGAATTGATTCAGTCGTTGATCCAAATTTTTCAAATCTGTGAATATACTTCATTATGATTTATATATTAAAGAAATGAACCAATTTGATTCACAATTTGGAACTCATCAATTTTGAAATTAATTATCATTATTTCTTGATAATTCTCTGGATCTTGTTCAAACTCCACGGTCAGTTCATATGGGGTTTGTGTTATTTCTGGTATGTAAGTGAATATTTGTTCTGTTATAATATCTTGCACAGATTGAGATGATAGTTTAGTTTGAAATAAAAGTTCCGGTAAATCTGTACCGACATTCAGATCACCCATAACATCACCTTTTGTGGTATAAACCAATACTTGATATTTTTGGATTATTATTCTGATCAAATCATCTTCTATCAATTCGGTGTCGTTGAACTTATTAAAGCTAGAATCAATTATATAAAAATCAGTGTAGTCATATGATGCCATAATTTATATATTATTTCTGACAAATAGGTCTCTAATTTTACCAATCACTGTCATGCCCAATATTATTGGATCTGTATTAGTTTCAAGTAATTTTTGATGTTCACAGACGATATAGGATACTTGAAATAATTTTGGTATATTTTCTTTTCTCTCATTCAATGAGTAATCAATAAAATTTTTACCGAATAAGTCCAATAATATATCGATTTTTTCTGGTCCGAAATTTTCCATTAAAAAAATGTACACATCTTCAAAATTTTTTGATTCATCATATATCAAATCATATAATTCTTGTTTGACCTTGATATTAGAGGTCGTGTTACTTTGAGTAGTGTGTCCGGTCAATCTAAATTGATCAACCTCAATTAGTATGGAACGAAAATCTGGAAATTTTTTATTAATAATTTTCACCAAATTATCTTTACTTATTTCGAAATTTTCTGTAGGAGCGATTTTATTTATAATCTTCTTATAAATTTCAGATTTTAAAAACCTTTCTTCCTCTTTATTCAGACAATCAAAATTAACTTCTACCATTCGAGACCTTATACCAGGACTCACTTTATTGATATGGTTCGTAGTGAGAATAAATCTAACATTTTTTCTCGAAAATTCTTCTATATAAGCTTTCAAAGCATCTTGATATTGAATAGAAGTTCTTTCAAACTCATCGAGAAATACATATTTTATTGTGTCTTGTGGTAAATTGTCTACTAAATCAAGTCCCATATAAACTTTAGAACAGAACTCATCGATCTTATTTCTTAGAGTATCTATTGAAGTATAGAAGGAACTATTCAGTTCAATATAAGGTTTGTTTTTGGAATATTTACCTATTAATATCCTAGCAAGGGTAGTTTTTCCTGTACCAAAATTTCCGTAAAAAATAACATTTTGTTGAATACCATTTTCGAAAAGCTTTTTAATTCTTGGTAAGAGAATGGTATCCTCAATAGTTTTTGGTCTCCACCTCTCGGATAAAAGTAAATTTTTCATGGATTTTTATACCTAGTTTCGGGCTAGAAGTTTTGAATATATAACCTTATGATTGGTGAAAGATTTAATTTTGAAGACGTTTTTTTCCGAGACTTGACCATCTGTGTACTCGACACTTTAGAGGGTGAAATCAATTGGACTAATAAATTCAGTGCTGGTGATGTTAAAGTTAGTGTTCCATTTTATTATTCGATGACCGGTGATGACAGATACTTATTAGACTCATTTTCTGACGATGTGGTATCAAATAATAGATTTGTTGAACTCAATACCGATAAAATACCTAGGGGACATTTGACCTTGACATCTTATGACATAAGAGCTGATGAATTCGCTAATCCGAATGTTTGGTTAAGAATGGTTATAGAAAAAGATGATGAGATCAGAAAAATGTTGACAAAGGTGAGAGCAGTACCAGTCTCTGTAAAATATGATTTGTCAATATTACTTTCTAGCGAAATTGATGTTTTCAAATGTTCTCAAGCTATCATGGACACACTGTGGGTTTATCGATTTATGTATTTCGAGCACAATTTTATGAATATTGATGCGGTGATGTTAATACCTGATACAAACCAAGTCGAAATCCAAAGAGAAAAAACATTGACTTCAGATAATACAATCAAATTATCAGTATCATTTGAAGTACAAACTTATTACCCAGCATATCGAAAGGATCCAGACCCTATAATCTATCCAAAGGGTACAAGATGGTATCTACAAATGAATAGTAATGCTAGGAGTGATAAATCGAATTTACCAAGGACTAACTCATCAAAACTAATTAAGAGAAAATAAACATAGTAATTTTAATATATAATCCTCATAGAGATATAAAATGTAAAAAACACACTTTTTTTATATAATATATACTTTAGAAAACTAAAAAATTAATTTTTGTCATTATGAAGAATCTCAAAATGGAGTTGTTCAATTTTAGAAAATCCTTAAGTGTGGATCAAATGGAAATTTCCACTGTTCTTGAGGGACATATGAATGCTTGTAATGAATTATCAGAGAAAGTTGTAATTAATTCATTGAATGAAAAACTCAAGCCATTCACTTATGATAAGCAAGTAAAGGGGTTTCTAGAGTCATTAACTGACGATATGAGCCAGTATCAACTCCTTTATGAGTTAAAGCACTTATATAATGTGTTGGATAGTAAAAATCAGGGTCAGTTGTACAGACAACCGATCAATGTCCTTTTACAGACAATTAATCTTGATTCTGATCAAGATAGAATGTCCAAAATTTTAAATGAGTTGGCTGTCTATGATTGGGTACCAGAGATTAAACTATTTGTGCATAATCTGACAAAAAATCCAGAGCAAAAAACAAATCTACTTTCCGGTGGTAACGCTGAATCTGTTTACACAATTGTGGAACAAGTTGAAGATGGATATCTTTGTATGGTTAGAGATTCTTGGTTTTTACTGACAGATAATAATATTGAAAAGACTTTACTAGAGACTCACGTTACGGATCCAGAAAAACTCAAAACTTTGAGAAATCTTGAAATCGGTATGAGATTTGCTAGTTTAAATGATGAAAAAATTAATTTTAGAATTTCTGAAAATTTAACAATTGGATTATCTGTAAATAAGAAAGGTGTAATTTTTATCAACGATGATGAAATGAATAAAGAGACAACACTAGAAAGTCTATTTTCTTCTCCTATTATCCCTATCGTAAATAAGAATTTTTATCCTGTGTTACTTGAAACATCCCACAACCTAAATAAGTTTGTTGAGATGGATGTAATCAAAAGAGTATCAAATTTAGTAAATCCGTATCTTGAGGTATATGCGTTTAATTATAAGAATGCCATCTATCTTTACAGATGTGACGAAAGATATGGCAATTCATTCTTTAAATATGAGTCAGCTATGGAACTTGTAAACGAAGTAAAGAATGAACTCAATTTCGACCTAACTTACTTCTATGAAAATAACCTCGAAAAAGAAATTGTCACAAAGAGAAAATTAGAAGACAAGGAAAGAGAAATCACTTTGAAATTGGAAGATGTACAATTGAATATCGATAAGGTTCAGAACTCAATTCAAATGCTTGGTGAATCTAATTCTTTACAAGTTGCTTTAGGTAATCTTGCTAAAAGGAAAGACCAACTCGAAAAAGATTTGTTATCTGTAAGAGAACTACAATACAGAGAAAGAGAAAGAGAAAGACTTATGTAAAATAAAAAAAACCTCCGATAAGGAGGTTTTTTGTTTTAAACAAATACTCTAATTGCGATATACGTATTAAGAAATTAATTAAGGTTCAGATCCTTAAAAAATAATTTCATTTATGTACCTTCAGAATAAAGATTTATACGTAGAAATAATAATTTCAAAAGCACAAGGAAAATTGACTAGAAATTCCAAATTGATGTTGGAAACACTAGCTAAACGAACTATCAAAAAAATGAGATATTACAACAACGATGATAGGATGGATTGCTATCAGTCGGGACTGTTGGATATGTTTTCAAATTGGTATAATTTTAACGAGGAAAAATCCGATAATGCATTTGCATACTTTACGGAAATATTCAAACGTGGTCTAGCAAAAGGATTCAACGAACTATATAAGAAAAAAGGTGATAATGAACATCAAATAAGATTAATTTCTATCGAATCTTCTAATGATGGTATGGGCTTACACTCTCTATGATTATGCTGAATTTTTTTTATTCACTGTCTCTTTTATTCGTTTGGGTTGAGTGGAAACAACTCACCGTGAAACCTATGGTCTACCCCAAACAAATTGATGAATCAAATCACATTCAGCTTTTGATATTTTCCTTCTCCAAAATACTAAATGTGATCTGTTTAATTATTGGACTTTTCACCCCTATTTGGATCCACTACGCTATAATCGTTATTAGTGAGATTTTGAAATCTATTTTTTTATACACTAATAATTTCAAGATTATTAATTTATATGGAATTTCTACAGCGGTTTTGTATATGATAATTTACTTATCCATTTTTATCCAAGGTGTTGTTCTGTAATAATAATGAACTCGAATTCTTTTCTTTGACAATACTCAATCATATACTTCCATTTACTCAAATTTTTATTATACATTTTAAGTGAGTATTCAAAGTTTTTTAACTGTTTAGCAGTTGGGTTTTCTCTCAAAGTTGGTTCTTTTGTCTCACTACTTGGCTTTACCTCCGCAACCACTCTTGAAATTGTACCATCTTCTCTAACTAATTCGTAATAAAAATCGGGATAGTAACTGTGCTCTGTAGTTTTGAATTCTTGTGTCTCATTTATCCATTCAGTTTTTTGGTATGGTATTCTTAAATGTTCGGCTCCCCAAAATTTTATTTTTGGATTGTTATCAAGATAAACCATCATTTTGTGTTCGAGACCTGACCTATAATATAGACCACCTTGGGAATTCAATTTTATTATCTTGTCTTTATTATTTGGTAGAAAAAGACCTTGCTTATATTTAGTTGGTTGTCTTGGAGCACTATTCAACATATCGTTTATGTTTTTTGAATATATATTGTTATGGGTATTCTTTTGGAAAAAATCAATGAATCACTAAAATCTGGCAAAGGTATTGCAGACAATTTTAAAAATAACTCATTGTTCTTCTATGAGAAATATCAAAAATCTGACAACGAGGTACAGAGTACAAGGGTTCAAGATATTCAAATAGGAAGATTTTATTTTTTTCATTATATGGATGATTCTAATTGGATCAAATATTCTCCTGTATTCACTATCGGCCAAAAAAAGTTCGAAAATCTAACTATATTATTTTCAATCAACCTAAATATGATACCGATACAAGTGAGAGCTAGTTTTTTCGATCAATTTATGACGGAAAAAGATTTTATAAATGATAGGTCTCTGCCTGTAGAGATGACAACGACTTATAATGAATTGTTTAGATACGGATTCGAATACTCAATTATGGAATATAATGTAAATCAAATATCACTAGTCCACAGAATTTCAATGCCACTAGTGCCAAAGTTTTTATACTCTGGTCATCCGATTAATAAATACGATCCTAACAAACTTTATGAGATTTGGAAAGTAAAATCTAAAACTAAATATGATAGAGATAAGGAAATGTCTCAAGCTTTGATAAAAGACTTCTACAATATATCTGATGATATTAATGAAAATTATGTAGTGTTAAAAAAACACATTCAAAGACTTCAGAATAGTTTCGAAAAATATGGTCGTTGACCCAAATTATGTATATTGATTTAATTAATATATACTAACAAATTCCAACAAAAGCCAATGGCGGGTAGTTACAATCCACTGAATCAACAAAATCAAAGTTCAGCTTTAGTTTCATCATCTGTTGAAAATAAAGGTTTATTTAATAGATTATTACGCACACTTTCTAATTTCGGTATGAAATATGATGATATGATCATAAGAAATACTGTTGGTGTTGGTATGAATGAGGATCCCTATTCTCAAAAGAATAATAGTATGTATGATTTCTTTTCACAGAAAGCGGTAGCTTCTGTATTGAATAGGAAATCTATACCATATCTGGATAGGTCATATGCTGATAAAAGAAGGATTTTGAGAGAATATTCCATCAAAGACGAAATAAGAGATTTTGTATCTGCTGTGTGTGATGAGTCTGTCGATTACGATGATGCTCAAGATTTTTGTTCTCCGAAACCACTTTCAAACGATTTTTCCCAAGAAATAAGGGATAAATACCAAGAATATTTCGAAAAAATCTATAATAAATTTGGATTTTCAGATGGAATCACTGCTTGGAACATGATGAGGGACTATCTCATAGATGGTTATGTAGCTTTGGAGATAGTTTGGGATGATAAGAAAAAGAATATAATTCATTTCAACAGGTTACGTCCAGAGACGTTAGTGCCAGCTTATGAGCCAGCCATAGGTAATTTATGGATTCAGTTTCCAGAAGACCCTCAATTGAGAAGAATTTTCTTGGATTCCCAAATTGTTTTTATATCATATTCTACCCAGAATGATTATTCCGAAACTTCTTATGTAGAGGGTTTGATAAGACCTTATAATCAATTAAAGATATTGGAACAAACTAGAATAATGTTCAATATAATCAATGCTACAATTTATCAGAAATTTACAATACCAATTAAGGGTCTACCTAGACAAAGAGCTGAAGAGCAAATAGGTCAATTGATTGCTGACTATTCTGAAGAAATAGAATGGGATGATACATTAGGCACTGTTACAATTAATGGTAAAAAACATCTCCCCTATAATAAACAGGTTTGGTTCCCAGAGGGTGATGCAGGAACACCGGCGATGGAATTAGTGAGTCCTGAGGGTCACAACTTGAATGAGAATGATATGTTAACTTGGTTTTTCAATGCTCTCAAAAGAGCATCCAAGATACCATTTCAACGATTTGATAAGGAAAATGGTGGTGGTACTGTATTTGATGATGCCGCATCTATGACGAGAGATGAAGTGAAATTTAATAATTTCATTTCTAGGTTGAGAGCAAATTATAAAGAAATTATAGTTAAACCGTTGAAATTACAAATGTGTATTGAGTTTCCAGAGTTGAAGGACGATGAGGTTTTTCTGAATCAAATCGATATAGTTTTTTATTCCAACCAACTATTCGAGGAGTGGAAAAAATTGAGTAACCTTGAGAAGAGAGCTGGATTGTTATCAACACTTTTAGGTATACAGACTGCAGATGGTCAATCGTATTTCCACATCGATTATCTCGTAGATAAGGTTCTAAAACTGACGCCGGAAGAAAAAGAAGAAAATAAAGCTTATAAATTGAAGGGTGATAAGGGAACAGCTACCGCTGAAGGTGGTGGAGGCTCGGAGGCAGGTGGTGAAATGCCTGCACAAGGTGGAGGAGGAGCCCAAACTGCTGGAGCACAAGCCCCAGCACAAGGTGGTGAAGAAGCACAAGCACCATCAGCTGAAGGAGGAGCTGAAGCAGAAGGAGGAGCAGGTGGAGAGTTCGAATTCTAACCTTTAGACTTCTTATTGACTAATTCCTTTGATTTCGATGGATTATCAACACCAAACTTTTGAATCATGGTGTTCTCTATTTTTTTTCGAATCTCTTTGTTTTGTATGGGATATTCTACACCAAAATTTTGTACAAGTGTAGCCTTTCTTTTGGACTCTGAACACTTTCTGCAATAATATTCTCCCCAACGATTACCATATTTTATATAATTTTTGAAGATAACATCCTTGTGTTTACCACAACCATCACATTTACATTCAATTTTATAATGACTACCGGTTGATAATAGTTCTATGGGGATTTCGATTGTTTCACCTATACTGACATCATAGCCCAACTCTTCATAATATGAATAGTTTGATTCATTTATTTTTATTAATATTTCCCTAGTAAGAATCATGCGGCATTATCACTTATACTAAAATCAATGTCAAAAGTTGCAATCTTGGAATCAGAATTTTTATCAGGTCTATAATAAACAGGCAGAAGAAATCCTTTGGAGAAATCTATAACTTCGCCATAATCCGATGGTTTGACCATACCATATATACAATTGTTTTCGAATAGAAGGTCGGTAATTGTATGTGATATGGCATAGATATCATTATTACTTCTGTAATAAGATTGAAAAGTGCTACCAAAAACATTATCAAGGTGAATTTTTTTATTAAGTAAAAAATCAAATTTTTGATGTGGGGGAGCATCCTCATTTAATATATTATCAATAGAAAAATCTCTTCTGAACTCTATCGATTTTTCAAAAAGAAAAATCAGAAGGTCATCTAGAAAAGTATCTTTTTTTTGTAAAATTTCGACTTTATACATTGAATATTAAAACCTTATATTTTAACTTTTATCAAAGTTTTCTTTACTTCCATAAAAAATCCTCCTTGAAAAAATAAGGTTTTTTAAGAGCGAATATATACTAAAAATAAAAATAAATCACATACATGAAACCAATCCTTATTGTTGAAAACAACACAAATCCTTTGAAGGAGAATGTGCAGGTTTCTGGTGGCAAGAAAGAATACGTTCTTGGTGGTATTTTTACTGAATTCGGTGTTAAAAACCGTAACGAAAGAATTTATACTGCTGAAAAATTTATTCCTTGTCTTAAAGAACTAAATGAACGTATCAACACCATGGGTGTAGTATACGGTGAATTTGACCATCCCGATGTTTTTGATACATCTTTATCAAGAGCCTCACACATTATTAGAAAAGCAAATTATGTTAAAGAATCTAATCGTGTAGAGGGTGAGATCAAATTATTGAACACCTATTGGGGTAAAGAAGCAAAATCTCTAGTCGAAGACAATTGTCCTGTTTTCGTCTCATCGAGAGCTGCTGGCGTTACAGAGAATGATGGCACTGTCACTTTGAAAAAACTTTTCACTTATGATATTGTTGCTGATCCAGGATTTGCATCTGCGAGAATGAGTTCCATCAATGAATCTTTAGGATTCAAAAAAGAAACCAACTTTAGGATATATGAGATGTCCGACGAGTCAAAAATAAACGATATATTCAATATGAACAAGAATGAATTCGTTACCAAACAACAATTGACTGATTATTCGAAGTATCTTATTAATGAGATTGCTTCTGCGAAGAAGGAAGTTAAAAATGCTGTAAAGACTGGTAACATGGCACCAAAGAAACTTGAACAACTTCTCGAGTATTATGAAGAGTTGAACAAAACAAATTCTCAAATTGTTAAGTATTTAGATTATTTAGCGGAAAGAGTACAAGTTGTTGTTAATGAAAATACTTCATTAAAGAGTACTACTGAAAAATTAATTTCCCATAATGATTATTTAGCGGAAAATTTAGAAAAAGCGATTAATTATTCTGAATATCTTGCAGAAAATTTAGATAAGAACATTTCTTATTCTGAATACCTTGCAGAAAATCTTGATAAGAATATTGCTTATTCAGAGTACCTTGCGGAAAATCTTGATAAGAACATTTCTTATTCTGAATACCTTGCAGAAAATCTTGATAAGAATATTGCTTATTCAGAATATATTGCAGAAAACCTCGATAAGGGAATTTCTTACAGTGAATATTTAGCAGAACATCTAGATAATTCAATTGCATATTCAGAGTATCTCGCTGAACACGTTGAAGGTAATATCGCATATTCCGAATATATTGCTGAACACCTAGATGATAATATTTCTTACTCCGAATATCTTGCAGAAAATTTAGATAAGACAGTTTCTTATGCTGGTATGATTGCAGAGAAATTAAACTCTAATAAAATCAATGAAAGTGTGGAGGATAAATCAATTCCAACTTTAGAAGAGTTTGGATTTGAAGAAATGTCTGATGAAGATCAAATGGATATGGAGATGGGAGATGAAATGATTCATTCCGAAGAAGAAGAAGAAGAGGAAAATGCGTATCTCATGTCTAGTGAAGAAGAAATGGCTTCTGAAGAAGGTATGACACCTGAAGAAGGTATGATGTCCGATGAAGAGATGTTAGACGAAGAGGAAGATGAGGAAGAGACAGAAATGAACTCACCATCAGAAATGAAGTATGAAAAGAATTCCGATACTGAATTATCAAAGCAAATTGACAAACTTATATTAGAGGCTACAAAACGTAAAGTTTCTGAAACCAATGAGTTGCATTTCTTGAGATTCTTAAACAAACGTCAAGTTGATAGTTTTTATAATCTTTCACAAGACGAACAAGAGCAAGTAAAACTTTACATAAACGAAAAGAGTTACTTTACTGGCACAGATGTTTTAAGACTTATTCAAGAATCATTGTCAGCTCAAAATGAATCTCTCGAAGAGAGATTGATTAGATTGATGCCCGAAAACATTAAGCCAATCTGGTCCCAATTAAACGAATCGACTAAAAGGTCCGTAATTTCACAAGCTAGACTTTATCCTGACTTGACAACAGAAGCAAATGTTGAACATTTTTGGATGACTAGGAACATGAAGAAAAAAGAAAAAACAACAAAAACTCTTTTAACTTCTGAACCTTTGATCCAAGAGGATAGACTTGGTGAAAATGAAATGAAATCCATTTTAGAAAGATTCAAGAATCTATAAAAAATCCAGGTCTGAAAAAAGGAAAAAAACTGGGTTTTATATATAGATAATAAAAAAAAATAAAAAAACACTATGTCACACATTAGAATTGACAAATCAAAAGCTCTTAAGAAGTGGGCTCCAGTTCTTGAGAACATGGGTGTTGCGGGCGAAGATAAACTTGATTGGATGTCTGAGTATGCCGAGTTTCACTCAATCAATGAAAACGCGTATGTAAACGCAACCCTAGCTGGTATGGGAGCTGTTCAATCTCCACAACCTTCTATTTATGCTGGTAGTACTCTTAACACAGTAACTAACAACACTTGGAATCAGACTGCAGGTAACTTCGGTTCTGGTGACCTTGGTCAAAACCTTCTTCCAGTTGCAATGAAGATTGCTGCTCAGACTATCGGTCTTGATCTAGTTGCTGTAAAACCTTCACCAGGACCAAAACTTGACCTTCTTTATATTGATTTTCAATATGATGATGTTAAAAATGGTGGTACAACTGGTCGTCCACAAGTTTTCAAAATCACTAATGCTACCAACCTAACTGAATTCAAAAGAGATTTCCCTGCATATCTCAATAGTCTTGGAATCGTTCCAACTTCTGATGGTTTGAGAGGTGGTAGAATCTTCTTGACAGTTGCTACAGGTGCTGCGGCTACTTATTGGAAATCTGCTGCTGGTGTTAGCCAGACTGAACCTACATCAGTATATGGAGGAGCTGTAGAATTTCTTGGATTCTCTCGTATCGATGGTAATCCAATTCTTAAAGCTTACAGACAAGCTAACTCTGAAAGAACTGTTAATCCATCTTACCCTTATACTTTCGATGGTTCACAAAACACTTTTGCTCTTGCTACACAATCTATGGTTGAAGCGATTACTAACATCGGTACTTATTCAACTGTTGTGAGTTCTACTGGTATCGAACTAGTATCTGCTCTTGAAGATCACCTTCCTGGTTTCTCTGCTAACTGGTTTGGACCTACTGGTTCTTACGCTAGTGGATTTTATCCAATGGGTAGAGATCATGATGATAATACTTATTCTGGTGTTATCGGACCAAAAATCTCTTCCAAGTCTATTGCTGTTGGTACAATCGAAGTTTCTTCCGCTTTAAGAAGAACTGAAATCGAAGACATCAAAGCTAACACTGGTATGGATATCGTTCAAAAGATGGAGTCAATCCTAGTTAATGAACTTTCTCAAACTATCTCCAAGCAAATCGTTGCTAACATCTTCGCACTTGGTGATAACAACAGACTTTCTGCACCTTTGAGATCTGGTCAAACTACTTATGGAACTTCAGGTGTAACAGCTACAACAATCTTCGATTTAGACACAGCTTATGTTGCTGGTGGTCCAGGTGGTGAAACTACACACGCTGTACAAAGAAAGCTTATCACCAAAATGGTACACGCTTCCAACTACATCGCAACTGAAGGTCGTGTTGGTCCTGCTCAATACGCAGTAACAAACGGGGGACTTGCAGCAGCTCTTATGGATATTGCTGGTTACACAATCAACCCAACTAAATCCAAAATCAACGGTTCTGGTCAACTTTATCCAGTTGGTCAAATTGGTGATATCCAAATTTATGTTGACCCTTACATGAAGTATAACGATGATAGAATCGTTCTTGGTAGAAAGAACAATCCTGATCAACCAGGTATTATCTTCGTACCATACTTAATGGCACAGTCAATCAGCCTTATCTCCGAAGCTACTTTCGCACCAAGAATGTTACTTCGTTCTAGATATGCTATCGCTGAAGTTGGTTGGTATCCACAGAAACAGTTCATGACAATTTCTGTTGTTGATGAGAAGAATTTCTTAAACTAATCACTAATAAAAAAAACCCCCACATCGGGGGTTTTTTTATGCCCATTTGGAATCATACCAAAACGTTCTATTCTGACTATCTTTCAGAGATTTACCCTTTTGATAAAAAACCCATTTTTCGAACTCATTAGAAGTTTTTTGGAATGGATTGGACCAATCTTTCAATTGACCACCGTTGAATTCATAAGCTTTTTGTAAGACATCTCTACAAGTTTCGAGGAACTTTGGGTTTGATTCAATTGTTTCTTTAGCTGATATAAATGGATTATCGTTAGAATAAAAGAGTATTGTACTCCGTAGGTAATTTCCCACACCAGCAAAATATTTTTGATCGAGTAACAACTCATAAATTGGTTTTCTGAAATCTTTATTACCGATGTTTTGGTATATATTCGTTATAAATTTGTCAAATTCTTGAATGATATCGGGTCCATTCTTTGATGACTTGAAGTTTTTGTACATAGAGTATTTAGGTCCAAGATATCCACCGTGTAGTAGTAAAGAATGTCCATCATTGGTATCGAATCTCAATCTAGTATATTTTGTATCGGACCATTGCTCTTTTTTTGTCCATTTCCAAGAACCGGACATACCCATGAAGACATAAATTGGGATTGTATATTTCTCGAGGATCAACTCTAGGATCAATTTTTTTCCATGAAATTTTGAAATTATTCTGAATGGTTCAGAAAATTTATCATCTATAAAAGGAACATTCCCTTTTTCGACATGATAAAGACAATCGAATAACTTATTTTCAGTTGTCTGATTTATGAAATCGGACATTATGCGTATTTCTGGTCCCTCTGGCATGAAAAAATATTTTTCAATATATACTTAAAATTTAGAAAAGTTATGCAAAAAGATGATCAACATTTAATAAAAGGGTCCACCAAGCTATCAAAGCAAGACGAAACCTTTCTTCGTGAAAAATTTATAATTGATTACGCGAAGAAAAAAGGTTGGGATAAAGATCAACTTTCTCCTACTCAAATGTTAGAGATTGTTCAACAAAGTGGATATAAGAACCCCGGTTTGATACTTTCATAAACATATCCTTAGTTTGTGATATAACTATTAAAAAAACACAAAATGGTTCAATCATATGTACCCAAATTTTCTTATATAATACCATTTAGATACAGACAAGATAGAATACTCCCTCTACGTCGTGTCATCGAATGGTTATCCGGATTTCAAGGTGTTGAAATCATAATCGTCGAACAAGATAATCACTCTAAAATCGATTATCTTAATTTAAAAGTCCAACACATATTTGCTAAATCCGAAGCCCCCTTCAATAAAAGTTGGGCATATAATATTGGACTAAGGAGAGCTGTTGGACAGACCATAATTTTTGGTGAATCCGATTACTTGATGAACCCTATGGAACTCATAGAAAGTCTCAAGACACTTGAAGGATTGGACTGCGTAATTCCGACCAATAGAACGCTGTATTTGACTCCACAACAATCCTCAATGGATACTAATTCTATCCTACAACTATCTAACCCACAAATAAAGAGAAATCTTCTTGATGGTATATCAATATTCAAAAAAGAAGCTATTGATAGATTGGGTGGTTGGAACGAGGATATGATCGGATTAGGATATGAAAACGAATTCAATGAAATTAAAGTCAATAAATTATTGAGATATAAACAAATGGATTATACTGGATATCACCTTTTTCATCACGCTGATAATACACCCCAAAATTTATTAGAAAGAAATAAACAAATATTGGATGTTTATAAGAATGATACTAATTTGATTCATCAACATATTCAACAAACACTTCCGAAAATTGGGACTTTGAATAGATTTTCCTACATCAATTAATAATTGAAATAGTTGATTAGTTCGATGGAATGCGTAATTTATTGTATTTAATCAATAAGTTATACATTTTATCGAACTCTTCATCTAATTCAACTATTTCTTTTCGATTCCACTTATTGTTATTGAAGTATTCAACTACCATACCCCTTTTTAGATCAGATTT